ATCAACAGGTAATGATTTAAGATATGAGGCATCTAATCCACATAAATGATATATCATAACTGCACCAATTGCTTCATCATTATCTTTGTAGTTATTTATATCCTTTTGTAAATCTAACCACTTCTTTAGTGAAATATCTCCGTATGAAGTAGGTATTTTAATTTCTATTTCCTTTACCATATATTGTTTTGTTTTAATACTAATAATAACTTCTTTACTTTTGCTTCTTCGTTATCTAATTTAGCTTGCATTAGTATAATGCCAGAACGAAGGTCCTCATTTGTTTGTTGTAACTCTTTTGCAAACAGAATCAAATCTCTGATTTCTTCTGCACTCCACATTTGTTCTTTATCTAAAACTAATGACATATTTTCCTTTGGTTTGTGCTTTCTGTGTTAACTTCATCATTGCTACATATCTTGCAGCATCCAATAAGTGGTCTAATCCTCCTTCGGGTGTATCTGTTACATATCCGTATTTATCAGTTGCATATTGATACGCATACATCTCATTAATTAGGTTTTGTGATTTCTTATGTATATGTATCTTATGGTTCTGTAGGACTGATATACCAAACTTAATTGAATCAGGTCCTTTCTTTACTGCTTTAGCATTGAATCCCATTCGATATAATTCTTCTATACTTCTCGGTTCCGATGAATCACACCATATCTCTTCTTGCTTTGTTATATCTAATCCTTTTAATCTATCTCCTATATCCTTTAGAACTAATCCCTTCTCATATAGTATCTCTTCTAAATAAAGATTATCACCATTCTTATACACTGCTACTACTGCAGTAGGGTCTTGTGAGTATCCCCAGTCTAATCCGAATCCAACAAACTCTGCTTCGTAATCATCTACTATCTCAAAGTTGTATATTGCTTTATCATTAGGAGCAAACTCACCCTTACCATATATCTTCCAATACTTTGGATTCTTTATTTCTAATTCTTCAATGCCCTTAACCAATTCCTTTGGTAGATACGGATTATCTTTGTAGGTAGTAACATACCTATCACAATCCTGCATCTGTCTTAACCAATGGTATGGTGATACGGTGGGATTGTAAGCAAGTATGATTTGACCTGTAGTACGGATTGATAACTGAAAATAACTTTCTTCATCTAATTCCGATGCTTCATCCACAAATAGAATATCAGATTTTAATCCTCTTAACTTTTCAGGATCGTCTGAATTAATAAATTGAACTATACTATCACCCAACTTATAGGTTCTATCAGTAATGTTCCAATCATCATCTCTCCACACTCCTAATCCTTTCAGTATATCGGTGAAATCTTTGATTATGGTCCTCTTTAGTGATGGGATGGTTCTTCGTACCACCGTAATGGTTTGCGTTGATTCTAGCCCCCTTACAATGAGAAATTGGAGTATTCCGTACGACTTACCCGAACGTGTGCCACCTATGTGTTGACTCACTCTTTTAGTTGAATCTAATAAGTGCTCAAAAGTGATTGTAGTATTAATTTCCAGATTCACTACCTGTTTTGTTTATATTCACATTTATAGATTGTATCTTTTGTTCTATCTCCCCTTTCAGTTCCGTTCTACTCAATTTAGGAAGCATGTACTCCATCAACTTCAGAGAGAGTTCGATTGCTCTTTCAGGGTCGTTCTTTCGGATTTTTTCCAAATCTGATGATAGTGTGTTAAGTGTGTTATTAACTGCTCTCGCAATAGTTAACTTTGCTTCTTCAGTACTCCTATTCAATGCACCATGCGGTCTACCCTTACTTAACTTATGTCCTTTTTGAAATGGCATTTTTATTTATATTATTTAATTATATAACAGAGTGGGTATACTTTAGTAGTTGAGGGGGAAATCTATCTCATACATTTGTAGTATGTAATCTTCATCATCCATAATGTATATCCATGCAATGCATAATACTTCTGTATATTCGAATTCAATCCTATTCTCTTTTACATCTGTCCAATTCAATCTAATGGGAATTAGATTCTCATTATTTATCTTCATCCAAACCGCATTATCTCATCTAATTTCCTTTTTAGATAATCTCTGTATTCTTCTCTACTCATCAATAAAATCTCGTTCGTTAATTTACGATACTTTTTTGCTATTTCATCTTTACTGCCCTTCATCTCTTCAGGTCGCATTTCTTCATAAGGTATCCACTCACCACTTTCCATTCGTTCCTGCATCTTTTCCTTATTCTTAATCCTTGCTAATTCATTTATACACGCTCTACAACTATGGACTGGAGTTGTAGGTTTGTACTCTACACCACATATTTTACATATACGGCTTGGGGGTAATGGTTTTCTCATTTTAATGTAACTTAATTATTAGAAGAAAGAATAAGAATAGGATATAGAATATGAAAAGGGTAAAGAGAGTATAATCTTTTGAAGGTTTATTAGGTTTCATTATGGTACGAATGGATTATTTATTGTACTTTTCAAATGTGCTCTTATCTTTTTTATATTGATAAATGCTGTTGATTTAGATATTCCGATTTTATCTGCCAACTGTTGTAAGGTATCATCTGATGACCAGTATAACTCAAATAACATTGCAGGTGCGAAGTTCTTTGTTTTCTTTAATCTTTGTATCTCATCCATTACTGCCGTATGTGCATTCATCATTGCTATATCCTTATCAATATCATAAATCTCTTCCGGCTGATTGGTATAGAATTCATCAATGTAGGTAGTTCTATTTAACTTCTTTGTTTTGTTTATCCACCTATGTTTTAGGAAACTCATACAATACATAGTATTATATGAATCACCCCAAAACAATTTTGTATTTCGTTTCTTATGTAGATACTCATACAACTCCATTACTAAATCTTCACTCTCCTGCTTATTCTTTGTGATATTGTAACCTACCTTTACTAACCATGTATGGCTCTGCCGATATAATGTGTCTAATCTTTTAGCACATTGGATTTCAATACTACTAGAAATTTCATTTACCATTACTTACGCTTATTAACCCAATCAAATAAATAATTGATTGCTCTTTTCCAATGTCCTGCACTGCTTGGACAAGTGCAAGGTTGTGGTTCATTTTCATTTCTCAATCTATTAAACATACCCCAAACATAAGGAGCTTTGTTATCAGGAAGATAAGGACCTAGTGTGGTTATAAATTCTCTTAAATCAATAAATTCTTCCTGTGATAGTGGTTCGTATTTATCTACTTCCATATTCATAAGTTCTACAATTAGTTCATCTAATAGATGTTTAATCTTATCAAAGTGTGGATGTCCTCCACTAAATGATAAACCCATACAGGCAAAGATTAGCACTAACGATTCTACTGATTCAATTCTACTGAAGTCTACTAAATAAAGTTTGTTCTTATCTACTTCTCCATCTAATGTAATTGTTGTTTCTGACATTTTGTTTTTTATTTAATTGTTTATAATTTAATTCCTTCGTTACATCCGAAGAATTCGTTTAACCAAATCCTACGTTCCTCACAGCCGCAGTTTTCGTACCCAAGGTTGAACGCAATCCAACTGGCTATATCCTTACCCCATCCGAGTGTTAAAACATTGATAAGCCCATCTAAAATGTTTCCTACTTTAATAATACAAATCTTCTTCATATCCTTTATTATCTTAATGGCCATCTCCAGCCTTTTTTCTTTCCTCTAATTACTAAATAGGTACATCCTATTCCAAATGTAGTTAATAACCATACAGGTGAGTTGATTACAACACCTACTGAAACTATTACAACTACTGCTATAAAACTTAATCCTTGTTCCATTGTTTCCTTTCATTATTAGCTAATGATTGACGGATAAGTGCTGCTACAAATCCTCCTATCTGAAATCCATTATGTTTACAAAACTCTCTTAATCTTTGGTGTACATCTTCAGGCAATTGTACCATACCATATTTTTTATTTCCTTTCATAACTTTTTATTTTAATTGTAAGTGTTTAATATGCTTGCTTTTTCTTTGAATGATTTTATAAATACCTTTTCCAATTCTCTTAAATCTTTTCTACTGATACCTTCCAATTCAATTATAGTTTCAATCTTATGATTATCTACACCCCATTTGTCAAACGATTCATGTAGAAGGGGTAATCTATTTCTTCTATTTTGCTTTGCCAATCTGTAATGGATTTTGTGTTCTCCCCATCTTATCTTCAGATGTGTTAGTGTCATACCAATATAATACTCTCCATCAGGATTCTTAATGTAATATATTTTTCCACTTTTATCAGCAGCTCTATGCTTTCTGACAATTTCACATACTCTTTTAGCATTATCTTTTTGCCATTGAGTATGGTGTTTAGGATTTAGTGTGGTTCTGAATTTGTGATTATCCACTTTATTACATTCCTTACACTTTGGTTGAAGGGAATCCTTGCTCTTGCTACATTTAGAGAAGTCTGTGGTAGGTTTGGTAATGCTACATGAGTAGCAGTGTTTGAGTGGTGTCATTGTTTGCTTTTACTATAAATATCACTTATTTTAAAAAACGATAAATAATTCTTTAAATATACTAAATAATTTTTAGATTTACAAGTATCTGTAAATAAAAAGAACCAGGTCAATGACAACCTGGTTCTTTAGCATATATCTAAAAGTAGATGAGCACTGAATATAAAATAGCATAAACAATTCAGTATTGATTAAGCTCATCTGATTATATAACATACTACTTTTAGTTTGTCATTAATTAATACTTTGATGATTTAATAGAATTAATTAAATAACTATATTCTTCATCTGATATAGTATTAGTAATAATATCAGTATAAACATAACTAGTACTAGTACTGTTTATTTCTTCATTATTTATTTCTATATTATTTACTTCTTCAGTATTTATTTCTATAGTGTTTATTACATGGGGGTTATCCGTTTTCGGTTGGTCCGTTTTCGGTTTATCCGTTTTCGGACTGTCCGTTTTCGGAATATCCGTAAATGGACTGATTGTTAATCTAACATCGGATACAATATAATCAACTCTAACAAACTTACCTTTTTCATCTCTTACTTTCAGTTGTGTAACATAACCTCTTTCAACTAATTCATTAAAAGCAGTTATAGTACCATCTCTACCATCCTTACTGAATTGATGTAATGCAGTTTTAAGAACTACCCATTCATCAGGTAGAGAAATGATGCAAGCAAGTAATCCTTTTGCTTTCCAACTTAAACTTTTATCTCTCAACATATCGTTAGATAATTGAGTAAAGTTTTGAGAGTGTTTAACTCTGATAATTTTTGATGTGTTATTAAACTTCATAATATGTGCATAAAAAAACCCATCAAAACTGGCAGTGAGATTACCAGTTTATCAGGGTTTTAGTTTGGAATTGCTTCCGATTTCTTTTACACAATATCTCACATTGTGGTTTTTTCTGAATGATGTATGAATATACTATAAGTTTTTTAAATTACCAAGTTCTTCAGTAATTATTTTTCATAGTACACTCACTACTTCAATAAATATACAACCTCTTGTCCAAACGAAAAGAAAAACTACAATTATTTTGACAACTTGTGTCAAACTTTATAAAATATATTTTAGAAAACATTAGGAATTTTGCCGAATTCTTCGTATGTTTGTAGGGTAATGAGAGATGAACAACCCCTAACCCCTAAAATTATGACTGACAAAGAATTGCAAGACCTGTACGCATCCATCCAAAAAGGATACGATGAACTAATGGAACGAAACAGACAAACACTCGAGTGGATGAAGAGTGTTGGACTTACTAAATAAATTAAACCCTAAAACAAAAAAGTTATGAACGATACTCAAAAACAAATTATCAGA